GTTTGAGATGAAACAAGGGCCAACAATGCCAGCACATCCCCGTTGTAGGTGCCTCAAATCTTGCGTATTGCGTAAAAACATCAGCCTAGGAATGCCAGACAACGATATTCAGCGCCTCTCCCGCAGATGGATTGAGCGCGAGAAGGGCAATATCGACATGGGCGGGCGCAAGATACTGGACGTCCAGCAGACCGACCGCTGGTTCGGGGAGTGGTTCCCCAGCCTGCGCCCCGACCTTCAGGACTCCATTCTGGGGCCGACAAGGGCGAATGCGATAAGAAACGGAAGCATTTCGTGGATCGACCTGACGGACAGGGGCGGAAAGTTCCGCACTCTCAAGGAGTTGGGACTGTCCCGAATTGACAGGCGTTCCGGCAGACAGTAAAAAACAACCAGAAACGGCTCAAAGGAAGAGATTTCCGAGCTATGATGGGGCGAGAGGCCCCAAGGAGACAATCGAATATGGGAATTGAAGCAGTGCTCGACACCGTGGAAGGGCTCGACCAGAACATCGCACCCCTCTATGTGCAGGACTCGGCCTCCGGCAAATGGCGTCTCGACGTCAACGGCGGCTTCAAGACGCTTTCGGAGATCGAAGGCCTGTCCTCTGCACTGGGGAAGGAGCGCGGACGCGCCGATGCCGCCGAGAAGGCGCTGAAGGCGCTGCAGGGCAAGCTGGAAGGCTTCGACCTCGAAGCCGGAAGGCAGGCCATGGAGCAGGTCGCCCGCATGACGCAGGACCAGAAGGACCGCGAGGCCCAGTGGGAGCAGAACGTCCAGCAGAGGCTCGGCCCCGTCCAGAAGGAGCGCGACGAACTCGCCGCGAAGCTGAAGGACGCCGAGGCCCGCTACGACTCCATGCTGGTTGACCGCGCCCTGGCCGATTCGGCCTTCATCCGCGACAAGGTGTCCAGAGACCCCATCCACCAGAGCTACGTCCGCGAGCACTTCCGCTCCGCGTTCAAGGTCGAGGACGGCCGCATCGTGGCCTACGACGCCAGCGGACAGAAGATGTTCGGCACGGACGGCCAGCCCTGCGACGTGGACGCGGCCCTCTCCCGCCTCGTGAACGCCCTGCCGAACGGGCAGAGCCTTCTGGCGGGAAGCACGGCCTCCGGCTCCGGCGCGGCCGCCGGAACGGGCGGCGTCCCCGCAGGCGCGAAGGTGATGAAGCGTTCCCAGTTCGACGCCCTCTCCCCCGCCGATAAAATGAAAGCAATGAAGGACGGCTACCGCCTTGCGGCCGGATAGCCGAAAGGAGCATTTCCAATGGCAAACACGCTCGACAATCTTGTTCCCACCCTATATCAGGCGGTGGACATCGTTTCCCGCGAGATCACGGGCTTCATCCCCGCCGTGGCGCTCAACGCCAAGGCAGAGCAGGCGGCCGTGAACGAAAGCATCCTCGTTCCCGTCACGCCCTCCAACCAGCTCTACGACATCACCCCGGGCTCCACCCCCGGCGACAACGGCGACCAGACCATCGACAACGTGGAGATCAAGATCACGAAGTCGAAGATGGCTCCCGTGCGCTGGAACGGCGAAGAGCAGCTCGGCGTCGGCAACACCGGCACCTACAACGTCATCCTCGCCCAGCAGATGGCGCAGGCCATGCGTGCGCTCGTCAACGCCGTCGAGGCCGACATTGCGGCCACCTACGTCGGCGCTTCCCGCGCCTACGGCACCGCTGGCACCACGCCTTTCGCCTCCGGCCTCGGAGACGCCGCGCAGGTGCGGAAGGTTCTTGCCGACAACGGCGCTCCGCTCACCGACCTCCAGCTCGTTCTGGACACCACCGCCGGAGCCAGCCTCCGCGCCAACACCAACCTGACCCGCGCCAACGAGAACGCCAGCGACGCCACCCTGCGCCGCGGCGCTCTGCTCGACCTCATGGGCTTCGTCGTGCGCGAGTCCGCTCAGGTTGCCTCCCACGCCGCTGGCTCCATCACTGGCGACATGGCCGTGAACAATAGCGACGGCTACGCCAAGGGCGCAACCTCCATTGCGTGGGACGGCGCGACTGCTGCCAGCCTCAAGGCGGGCGATCTGATAAAGTTCGGCTCCGACGCGACCTTCTACGTCGTGGACAAGGCCGCGACTGCCTCTCCGCTTACCATTGCCAAGCCCGGCCTCGTCAAGGCCGTTGCCAACGATGCCGCCGTTGCTCTTGGCAATGGCTATGTCGCCAACATGGCCTTCGACCGTCAGGCGATCCAGCTCGTCTGCCGCGCTCCCGCCATGCCCAGCGGCGGCGACTCTGCGGAGGGCGTCGAGCTTGTCACTGATCCTGTTTCCGGCATTACCTTCCAGGTTGCGCTCTACCGCGAGTACCGCCGCGTGAAGTTTGAAGTCGGCCTCGCATGGGGCGTCAAGCTCATCAAACCCGAGCACTGCGCTCTGCTCCTCGGCTAAGGCATTGCGTTCGGTCCAGCCCTGAAGCGCATGGGGCGGGCTCCGCGAAGGCGGTTCATCCGCTAAAGCGTCCCGCCCCGATCCGAAGGAGGAGAGCATGGCTTTTGTGAGAATGCACCACGACGACCCCGTGGCCACCGCTGGCCCGACCACCGCAGACGTGCCGGAAGAAGCCGTTGCCGAATGGATGAAGCACGGCTGGTATCTCAAGCCCGAAACCCCGTCCAAGCCGAAGCTGAGGAAGGCCAAGGCCAAGGCCGTTGAGGAAGCTCCCGAAGAGGCTTCCGTCCCTGAGGTCTAGCGGAGGCCAGCCATGCCCTACGAATCCATCCTCATCGTTGAAGACGGCTCCTGCCCTGCGGGTGCAAACGCCTATGCCTCGCTTGAGGAAGCCGATGCCTACGCCCTCCCCAGAGGGCTGTGGACGGCGACCGAGGATGAGGCCGTGATGCGTTCAAGGGAGCAGGCCCTGCTCCGCTCCTCAGACTGGCTCAACTCCCTCCAGTGGAAGGGCCAGCCGATTGATGCGGACAGGGAGATGGCGTGGCCCCGCACTGGCATCGGCGCGAGGGGCGTGGAAATCGCCCCCGACACCGTGCCTGCCTGCGTGAGGACGGCCTGCATCGAGGCCGCCTGCCTTGTGGCGTCCGGCACCGATCTCTTCGCGGAGCAGGAGTACAGCGGGCGCATCACGGCCCGCTCGACCAAGGTTGGCCCGCTTGCCGAGAGCTTCCAGTACGCCAGCCCCGGCGCTTCCACCCAGCCCAAGCGGGACGCCCTGACCGCCCGCATAGCGTGGCTCCTGTCCTCCCTGCCCGAAGACGTCGGGAGCGGGGCCACGGTTCATGTCGTTGGGAGGGCGTAGCCAATGGCCGACTACTCCAGCCAGATCCGCACGGCCGCGAGGCTCATCAAGCAGAAAGGCATGATGGTCACGCACCGCCGGAAGCTGTTCGAGGGCGCCTACGACCCCGTGACGGACAGCTACACGGAAGCCAGTGTTGACACCGACGTGTGGGCCGTCCGCACCGAAGCCGGAGATGCCGAAGTGAAGAACTACGGCTTCAGCATCGGCTCTGCCGTCCTCTACATCGCCGCAGACGTGCTGGACGGCATCCTCGTCTCCGACCTCTTTGTGATTGGCGGGACGGTCTGGGCCATAAACAACGTGGCGACCACGGCTCCTGCTGAACAGCCCGTCCTCTACGCCGTGGAGCTGAAGAGCCAGGGGAGCGCCGATGTCTAAGACCCGCGACGAAATGGCGCAGGAGGTCAGGAAGGCCTCCGAAGTAGTGGTTGCCAAGCACGGCGACCTCCAGAAGGCCATGGACAAGGCGTTCAGCAAGATTGGAGAGCTTGCCAAGAAAGTCATCGTCGAGGTGCTGATTGACGAGTTCTCCAAGCTGCAGGCCGCTACCCCCTACGATACAGGCAGGGCGCAGGCAGGTTGGCTCATCTCCAGCGAAGGCGAGGCCATAGGCTTCACGCCAAAGCAGGATGAAAAGACGCAAAGCTACAAGCCTCAGAAAGCGGAACAGGCTCTTGGCTCCCTAATGAAGACGGACGTCATCTACGTCATCAACAACGTGGAATACATTCTTTATCTGGAAGCGGGTTGGAGCCGTC